GCATAACCTTGGGATGACTGACAATCTCGTCCCACTCCATTTCTTCAATCGTTTCTAAGATCTGTTTCGCTATCATGTCTTGATCTTTGAGAGAGAGCTTTTTCGCTGCCTCGTAAATCCAATCTTGATATTTCTTCGGTGACAACGGTGGAGCCGTCACACAGAAATAAATCGCCATCAACCCAACAAGGAATGTGTTTGCCAAAGAAGTATGAGGATGGCCGGTATGTAATTGCATCTTATGGAAGGTAACTTGATAACGATTCTTAACCCGCAAAGGCCTAAGATAAGATTCCCTCCAAACATTTCCAACCTCCTCTGGCACTCCCATCGTGCTGAATAAATTCAACATGATCATGACCAAATCCTCATTATGACTCTGGTCACAGGCACTCACATCACTCTCCCACGACATAACCTCTCCTCTGCATCCAATCAGACACAGATTGTCATCCCCTCCAACCACAACACATGCAGTACGCACGGCTGCTGACTGGACTTTCTCCAACGCACGCGTGAACCACACTGACTTCATATACGGATCAAGATCTGCTCCATATGTAAAATAAACTTCAGTGTTCGCATTGCTGAACACAGGAATAAACATGTGCTCCTTCAATACTTTCTTCAGGGCCGTTGTCCAGTTCACAAGACTATAAAATAGCCAAGGCGGGGGATTAATAATACCACGGCCTTTCCGGTCAATAATGACCTCATCAGGCTTCACAAAGAACGAATCATCTTTCGGGGCTTCCAAATTGAAGCTAGGCGAATTTCTCTTCAAGAAATAATCATGATGCTTCTTTCGACTGAGTGTGGGCATATTCGCGAGGTATGTCAAGTATTCGGATTCATTCACAATATCGGTTTCATGTAAAGACTCTGCCTGAGGAAAATGAACATTCAAGCAAAAAGTCCCAAACTGCAATTTATGTGACCGAGAACCCTTAAAAATGGTCCTGCCCAATCGCTTCTTCAACGTAATTAGAGCATAACGGTCATCATAACATCTAGCCTTACGAATGTAAAGGCCATAATGAACAGCAGAATGTGTACTGACAGTCAATGGACTATCATCTCTGATCTCAATATTGATACGAGAAGTATCATATTCCAACGAACGACCAAAGGTATCGAAACTGATTCTTTCACCATCTGGGGTAATCTCATGGCTCTCAGCCCATGTAACAAACATTGGACCAGCGACGAAGCCACCTTCTTGAAACAAACATGGCTTCTCATTCAATAACTGCATCGGAATTGAAAGGCCACGACGATTCACCAGATTGGAATTGTAAATGATGGTAAAGTACATGTCAAGTAAATCTCTCTGAACAATTTCATGGGAGAGGTCGCTATATTGCTCAAATAATTCCGCTGTAAGACCAGGGAAATGAGGCAATAGCGAGACTTGCTTGTACACGTGGTTCCTAGTTCCTTTCAGAAGGACAGCAGTCCAATATGTCGCTGTAGGAGCAGCAGACACAAGGGCCGTGTTCACAACTGAGTACATTTCTTGAGCCTGCGTCTCCATATAAGAAAAGAACGAAGACGGGTCAGAAACATAACTAGTATCTGTTTGGTTTGAGCCACTGGCATCAGAAGATTCAACGGAAGGACCAGCATTCGATAGAATTTCAACAATCAAAGGCCCTTCCATCTCTGTCCATTGTTCATAGACAGCAGAATCATCTGATTCCTCACCTTTATCATCATGCTCAGAATCCGAACGATCAGAGCTTGAATCATCAGGCTTAGGTGGATCGGTGGGTGGCGGAGGGGGAGAATCATTTGAATGCCATTGGACCGCAATCTCATCAATCTTACGGTCAACAAATTCGGATGCTGATTGGAGCCACGGCTTCACACGTTCCTCATATGTCTCAACAACAAAAGCCAAAGAAACGGCCTTCGATCCAACTGAGACACCAGAAAATGTTTGCAAAGTCATGTCGTCATAGGTATGACGACGATCGCCATATGCGATACGTTGCTGATAGCATCTAGCATTCTGGGAATAACACGCCAGAACAGCTTCATTCAAAAATTCAGGTAAGTGGGGTGCATAATTGGGGCAAAGTGGACTAGCGAGAATTGTCTGAACGGCGACAGCAAATGTCACCTCCTGAAAAACCCGCGTAGGTTTGATCAATGCACGGATGACATCATCAGAAAACAATGTGTCACCAACATTCAAGTATTGATCCCGGAGAGCAAAAACTGAGCTCGCTTCCGTCACTTTGACCACAACATTCGAGAAACGTTGATCTTCGACCCAACGACTGGTGTTCATCGTCCGAGTGGTATAGACTGTGTAATCTCCATCAGAATGAAGAACCCAATCACGTTCACCCGCACTCACACTCGTCAAAACTTGGTCGAAGAAAGGTATTTGAGACGCGGACCAGCTTGATGGACCAAGCCAATCCACAGTGGCAACATTGGACTCACAGGCACAATCTCCAATAATCAGGTCGTGATCACGAGAAAGGCTGAATTCATAGCCTGACTCCCGGAACTTTTGAAGCAAGTTCTTCACGACCCAACTGTGGGTATGTATCCGCTTCTGCCAGTAATAGGTCCCAAGAATCCAAGCCATAGAACGATGACTTTGGAACTTGATCTCTTTCACACGGTCCAGAAACGCCATTTGTGGATCCAAATCTTTCGCCAGCTCTTTTTGAGCATCACTCGTCCCAAGCTTTTGGGCCATTCCAGTCAGCAAACTGTTCTGAATCAGCCCTCTCTTGTTCATCTCCCGGGGCCCCATCTTTGACGCAGCGACATGCTTCTTTTTCTTCTTGTCACGATCCAATTGTTGGCGACCACCTGCTGGACTGCTCCAACAGTTTGCCCGTGATGTACACCGAGCATGTGATCCCGAATCGGATTCTGACAAACCGCGTGAACCTTCCACTCTGTACACACGATTGGGATTATAATGATAATCCGGATCAGAAACTGTCCTCTTCTCATCATCAGACGGAGCACTTTGCTCCTCTTTCTCCTCCTCCTTCTTCCCCTTCTTCTCCTTCTTTCCCTTCTTTCCGCGGCTGACCGCTGAGACAAAGGAAGGTATCTCTACTGGTGATTTTTGACTGACGCGGCTTTTACGCCGGTGGGAGTCACCCTTGCGATTTACGCCAGCTTGATCAACTGGGTGGGAATCACCCGGAGCGGATTCAATGCCGCTCTTGTCCCGTACGCCTAATGGGTTTGCTTTGGTCGCAGAAGGTGCCCATACCTCTGTTTTTAGGCTTTGCATGTTGGTTCAGTGGGTTCCCGTGGAAAAGTCACACGGTCATAGGGTATCACGATAGTAGTAGTCAGAAGAAATGAAGCGCCTGGGTCAAAAGACTTGCTAAACAGCCACCGGGCAGACGGGAAGCCTCACGACTTCCACCAACATTCGCCAGGCCCCAGAACGCCCAACAGAAAGGGTTAAAACATGAAGAACT